GGATAAGCCATTGTAAACTCCTGAGATTAATTACCTTTTCCGAAAGTAACCTTTGTTTTCCGCTCATTAAAGAGTGGCATACGTGGGTCATTTTCGCGCATGAAACTATGATCCACTGAACGCATCTGGGATTCTGTTTGATCCTGATAATGTTCAGCACGATCCTCGACCATTTCGGAGGGAGCTTTACAGAGCATTAGTCCACCAATCACGATATTGTCTTTGAATCGGTCGTTTTCGACTGTCAACAATTGAATTTCGGGATGGTCAACCGCTCTACAAGGTTCCCAGCCTTCACGAAGTTTTGACGAAAAGTTCATGGTATCTGCTTCACCACGAGTAGCGATACGCACCCAATGAAAGTTCCAGCCGTCTTGTGGGATTGGGCTAGGCAATGTTTCAGGCCGAGTCCAAGCACGTTTCCGAGCCGTTTTGTCACGAGTTTGCAATTCACGATTTGTGCGATTTTCAGCCATGATTATTTCCTCATCTCTTCAGCAACCTTTTGGGCGTATAGTTCAAGTGGTACTCCAAGCCGTTTTGCAATGGCAACCTGCGTTTGTGTCAGCACGATCTTTTTAGGCGCAGTGCTGCGCGTTGCAGGGGCGACTACATTTGCCTTTTTGCGGGGCTTTTCTTCCACTTGTTCAGGTTCGTCAAAGGAAAATTCCTCTGGGAACACTTGTCGCATACGGGAATTAATCTTCTCGTAGTACTCATCACTTCGAGGGTCTACACCCTGTTTTACTAATTTCTGATGCAACCCAAGCGCGAAACTTGTCATTTCATCGTCTGATCCGAACCATGAGTTGTTCTGTTGCCAGCTCACAGCTTTATCATCAGCAGACGGTGCTTGGGTGATTTGTTGTTGTTGTACTACTTTTTCTGACTCTTGTACAGGCAATCGGAAATTATTTAGCCGGTCAGCTTTAATCTTTGCCGATGTCAATGCGTCTTGCGCTTCTAATACTGCATCAGAATCACCAGACTCATACGCCTGCTTATACTTAGCCTTAGCCTGCTCAAGCTCAGCATTCGTAGCCCGCTTTGCTTGATCCAAAAGAATTTCTTGGTTCTTGCCAACCGTGCCTTTAAGTTTGCTGTTCTCTTCCACAAGCTGCTGGGCGATACGCAAAGCCTCTTCTTTCTCACGGAAAGCTGTCTCTTTTGCGCGACGCTCGTCGTGGTATCCCTTGCTAAAGTGCTGCAAGCGCTTACGAACCTTTTCCGAATAATCCTCAAGCTCTTCATCCGTTACATCTTCTGGCGGATCAGAGGCTTTACGGTTTCGGTCTTTTGGCGGTGTGTCGTCAACGACTTCAATTTCAATGTCGTCAGCTTCAGCGCGAGCCTTCTTTGCTGGTTTCTCTTCCTCGACTTCAGGCTTTTCGGACTCTCGCCCTTCTACCTCAAGTTTAAAGTTTTCTTTGTCTGGATCAGGAAAGTCAAATTCAACTTTTTCCATTATTTACTCCCTTTGCACGCTCTACGCGGATTAACTTGCACGAGTGATACCTTTTGGATCTGGTACAACGGCTTCGATAGAATCGTCATTTAACAGACGTAACTCTTGACCATTGACTTTAAACCGAGTGCCGGAGTTTGGACGGAACATCACAAAGTCACCAATGCTACACCACGGGCCGTTAGGGAATCGCTCTTTATCGCTATATGCTTCGGCGCCCATATCAAGAACAATACCCATCGTAGATAGGATTCGCTCTTCATTCAGAGTGCGGTCTGCTTTGACGAGTCCGGAATCATACTTTTCCTCAATCGTTGGAAGTGCAATAAGCACTCTATAGCCAACCGGCTTGGGGATCTGTTGTTCCATTTCATCATCAGTTACTACGACTTGTTCAGTCATTTTCGTCATCCATAAAGTTGCGCATAAGGTCATTTACTTCTCGCTGTGCGACACTTAGACCTTGGATAAGGCCACACAGATTCTTGTAATGAGAAAAGTCTTTACAACCCCCATCAGCAAGGAACTCCATAGCAGAGCGTTTATGCTCGTCAATTTTTTCGTTCAACACGTCAAAGACGGTTTTGCCCATCATTACACTCCGGATTTAGGCTTATTTTGCGCCATAACGGTTTTCATTAATTCCATTTTGGTGCGGTTTTCAGCCTGCGTTTGCTGCGAGGATACTCGCGTTTTTTCCTTTTCTGCTTCTACTGCTACTTTCACTTTTTCAAGCTCAAGTCTTTGCTGTGCAAGCTGTACGTCGGCCTGATCTTTCTGAGCCTTACGTTGCACGTCTGATTGTTTAATCTGCACCTCTGCCTGTTGTAACTGGAAGAGGGGATCTTGTTGTTGTTGCTGCGCCTGTTGCTGTGCAGCCTCTTGCTGGTGAATCTGCGTAAGCTGTTTACCGGCGTCTGCCACCAAACGAGCCAATTGAATTTCAATTTCTTCCGGCAACTCTTCGTCGGGCATTGGCAACGGTGCGCCAAGGCGTTCTTCGATTTGCTTGCGGTACTTAAATGCTAAGTGTTCGGCAATGTGCGCCTGCAAAGATGCCATTAATTGCTGAGCCATTGGGTTCTGACCAATAGTCTGTGCAATCATCGGGTCTTGCATAAAGGCTTGGTGTGTTGCAATATGAGCGTCTTGATCTTGGTAGATAAAAGCTTTGACTGGCTTTCCGACAAGAATTGCCATGTTCTCCGATACGGGGTCACGTGGCTTCTGATCTTCTGTAGTCGGCACGAGCTTGTCGGCATTTTTAACACCTAAGACTTCAATCATTTGACGGTGAAGTTGTGGCAAGTCATAAATCTGTGGTGCTTGCTGAGCCATTTGTAATACAGCTTGATACTGCACTACACGCTGCGCCATTGTACTGCTATTTGGATCGCTAACAGGAATGACTTCGACTAATTCATAGTCCTGTTGACGGGCGCGTGGCTCACCCTTTTCTGGCTGATAGTTGTATTCAGTCGGTGCGTAATCTGCAATGATGTTCTTAAGAAGCTTGAACTCTTGCTTCATTGCATAGTGGACACGGGACTGAACAGCAGCCATAGGCTTAAGCGTTCTCTCCAACAAGGCGAGTGTCGTACCCACGGGGGCGTTGGCACTCATGTCGGAGATATTCATATCACTGATAGCACCAAGACGACGGCCTTCAGTTGTGATCTGGTTGAGCAACGCCAAAAGAACCTGTGACGGCTCTTTATAAGGCATCGTCATAATGTTGTCTTTGATGCTGCCGCTTGGTACATCTACATCACGGAATTCGCCCGGAGCAATCGGTGTATCGTCGCCCTTTACCCGCAGACCGCGAGACTTAAGACCACCGGGAAGGTTACTAAGAGTGCCAGCATCAACAAGCTGACGAATAATAGAAGTACCCGCACGAGCATATCCTCCGATGATATGAATCAGACCCATGCCGTAAAAGCCAAAGCCGGGAACATAGACGTAATGGACGAAATGTTGACGCTTGAGTCTTAACTCATCCTCTGGATTCCAGTTACGACGAATAGCCAGAACTGTCGAGCTACTACGGTCAATCGTAATAACGTAAGGCTTAGCTAAGTCATCCTCATCGTCAATGCCATCAATCACCGTATCAATGTGAATCTCACACAGAGCATAACGATTGTCTTCGCTCAGTGTAAAACCACCTTCCTCGGCCTTGCGCTCTTCGATGTCTGTATGGAATGTAACCGGCTCGCCTAGGTCAACATCTCTGTAAAAACCGTTGGCTTGCAATTTCTTAATTTCATTCTTGGTTTTGCGCATGATATGTGTCACACGCTCAGCGCTCTCAATGTGGGACGCGCCATAAGGAACGATTACATCTTCTGCTGGAATGTAGATAGATACTTGACGACCCAAGTTAGGATCAAAGTAAACTTTCTTAAATGCCGATCCTGCCAAGCCAAGCGAATACAATGCACGCTCATGCTCAGGGCGGTACTCAATCATGCGATCCGTTAGCTGATAATTCATATCAACCTGCACACGGCTAGCAGCTTCTTCTTTTTCTTTGGTAATCTTGCCAATGATCTGTGTCTTAACAGGGCCAGCCGCAGGGAAAGTCTCAGACATAGCTTCGGCTTGGAAACGGATTGCCGCTTCTGCCAGTACCGTTGAGTAAACACCGCAAGCGTCTTGCCAAGGCTCTGTGCGCTCTTCGTACTTAAAGCCAAGAACGTCTAAGCCCTTAACGTAAGTATCAGCCCAGTCTTTGCGGCTATTAACGTCTGCGTCTACTAAACCTAAGAGTTCAGAGGCAAGCTCTTCTAACTCACCCTCATCCATCTCGTCGGCTAAGTTGGCATTAAACTCGTCATCAATTTCTTTGCCGGGAATAAGAGTAATCTCTACACTGCCGTCGTCGAGTGTCACCATGTCAGGATTGACAATCTCAATCTCTAACTCGGCTTCAGGGGCATCCATCATCTCTTCATCCATGCCCATCGGTGCCGCGTACAAACCTTTTTCAATTGCCATGATAATCCTTAGTAGTAAGCGCCGCGACGCCGAAACGATCTTGGCTCATCAACTTCATCTGAGTCAAGTCTGATAAATCCGCCTTTGCGAAACCGCAGTAGGGCTTGGGAGGTAGAGTCAACAAAGTCGTCGTGATCCGAATTAGGAAAAGCAGCTAGCTCTTCAATTACTTCTTCTGCCCATCTTTTAGGAGGTGCCCACACCTTTCCGGAAGCAAACAAATCGGAGATGGCGTTTACGCGCACAATCTTATCATTACCCCTCGTCGGCGTAAACTCCTGTACAGGTATGCCCATTGCTCGTAACTCGTAAATCAAAGGCGCTCCAGAGGCTTTGGCTTCCACAATAAATGAATCCGGCTCCCATTCATTATAGAACCTTAATGCCGTTTCCTTTAACTCTGGAAATTCCATGCGCTTTTTCATGGCGTCTAACAGAATGATGTTCGCATCCTCTGGATTCTCGTTGTGATAAAACACACCCCACGTCGTGACTGCTGAATAGTCAGCCCGTTCGCTCTTAGAGAAGGCCGTATCCCAGCTCTGTAAGATGTAATCACATGGCGGCGGGTCTTCTTTGTCCCAAATCTTCCACCAATCCCTCTTAATGAGCGCACCTTCCTCAGAAGTCGGGCTTTGTTGGTACTGAGCGTTCCATTTAGCCGGAGGAAGTTCGTCTCTTAGCGCCGCAAGCTCTTCATAACTCCAAAACTCGGGCCATAAAGGGTTTTCTGATGGGAGAATGGCGGGAAATTCAATCAGTTCCCACTTCTCGCCATCCCTTTCAAGCGCACTTTGGAGGATTCTGCCCGTCAAATCCTTCTTACTCCACCGTGTCATCACAATCACGATAGATCCACCCGGCTGAAGTCGCTGTCTTGGGCCAGACGTGTACCATTCATACACAGAATCAAAGATTTCAGGGCTACTTGCCGCCAATCTCGCCTCTTGCTCAGAGTGCGGATCGTCAATAATCAGCAAATCAGCACCCTTACCCGTCACCGTACCACCCACACCAATAGCAAAGTACTCACCGTTGTGATTCGTTGACCATCTTCCTGCCGCTTTACTGTCTTGTCTTAAGCTTACATTCGGGAATACCTTCGCATATTGCTCAGACCCAACTAAGTTACGTACCTTACGACCAAACCCCGTCGCCAATTCTGCCGTGTTCGAACACTGGATGATCTTCTTATTAGGAAACTTCCCTAAAAACCAAGCCGGTAAAAGATAGCTGGCAAACTCTGACTTCGTGTGGCGCGGTGGCATATTCACGATCAGTCTCTTAATCTTGCCCTCGGCAATATCCCGAAACTTCTTAGCCATAACCTTGTGATGACGCCCATTCACAAAGCCGGGCCACATCTCTCCCACGTAACTCATAAAGTCCGTTTGCGCCCGCTCTCTCTTAATCGACGTCTCGTAATCCGCTAAAGTCGCCAATAACCCCTCTTGCTCAGAAGCCGGCAATGTCTCTATGGCTTTCGTAATCTCTTCTAAATTCATAAGTCCCTAAACCTAATCCATGAAGGCCGTACACTCCTATCCCTGTTAGGAACCCTCTTACACGCACCACTCTCACACAACCTCTTAATCATCCTATGCACATTCGCCCTACTCTTATCCCCAGTCTGGTTCATGATGTCATCTATAGATGGCCCAAACCCAAACTTCTTCCACCACTCCTCTATCACCAAATAGATCTCTCTCTGCCTCTCAGTCATAATCTTTCCTAAACACTCTTCTCTCTTCATCGCAATTCCAAAAATATATACCCCCCACCACTCTTCATTTCAAAACCATAAGGGGCCCTGTCCAAAGTTACACCCTAACTCTGTTATGGTGTAAATCCAAAAATACCCCCCACCCTACTTATTATCTAAACTTTGTTTAGGTTCTCCACCGTGCGGATACTCGTCGCGTGGTTTAAATTTGTGGAAGGGGGAATCCTGTGGAATGGATTTTTCTAGTGGGACTTCGTGTGGAATACTATGTATATCGTCAGCAGGTACCATACAAGGCTCAGCGGGGGGTGCCACTCCGGTGGGGTCGCTATCTGCCTCTTT